CGCGTGCAATGCAGGATACCGATGATGCTTCGTTGGCTAATTTCTTCTCTAGGCCTATTAAAATCTCTGAACGTGAGTGGTCTACTAGTGTTGTACAGAACTTTGATTTGGACCCGTGGACGTTATATTTTGCAAATCCAAGGGTAGCAAACAGACTTGCTAACTTCAATTTACTTAAGTGTAACTTGAAGATTAAAGTAGTCATAAACGGTAATGGTTTTCAATATGGTAGAATACTTGTTAGTTACTTACCTTTTGAACAATTTGACTTTATGTCTACCAATTCTGCTTTGGTACCTGAGGATCTTGTGCAAGCGTCCCAGTGTCCGCATATATTTCTCAATCCTACTACTTCTACAGGAGGAGAAATGAAATTACCCATGTTTAATTATCAAAATTATATTTCAATTACAGATACCCAATACAGCGAGTTGGGTACTTTGCAATTTCGGACTATTAATGATCTTAAACATGCAAATGGAGCTTCTGATGTAGTGACCATTACCACTTTTGCTTGGGCAGAAGATGTGTCAATGAGCGTTCTAACTTCTGTTGAGCCTGATACTTTGGTGCCACAATCTGGTGAGATTGATGAAGCCAATAGTAAAGGTGTAGTTAGCGGACCCGCTACGTCAGTTGCTAAGTATGCAGCATACCTTAAGGGTGTGCCGTATATAGGTCCATTCGCGTTAGCGACGGAGGTGGGAGCTTCTACTGTATCTGCTATGGCAAAGATTTTTGGTTATTGCAGACCGCCTATAACAAAAGCCCCCGAACCTTATCGTCCTACACAAGTGTCGTCTTTAGCACTTACCAATGTGCCAGACAATGCCCAGAAATTAACAGTAGATGAGAAACAAGAGTTATCAATTGATCCGCGCATTGCTGGTGTGGGACCCCATGATGCTCTTAATATTCGTGAGATAGCCAAACGCGAATCTTATCTGACTAAATTTACTTGGGCCATTGGTACAGCGCCTGATACTATCTTGTGGAACGCGCGATTAGATCCTACGACACACGCGACAGATGTGGCGACTGGATCTTTTCACTTCCCAGCTTCTGCTATGGCCGCTTTGCCCTTCAGGTATTGGAAAGGTTCAATGAAATTTCGATTTCAAATTGTTTCTTCCAGTTTTCATAAGGGTCGGCTTAAGATTGTATATGACCCTAATTTCATTGCTGATAATAATTATTTAACCTTTTCTGAGTTTAATACCAACTATTTGCGTATAGTTGACATTTCTGAAGAACAAGATTTTACAATTGAGATTGGTAATGGACAGGAGAAAACGTTCTTAGATCATAAGAAGCCAGGTGAAGACAGTACCACCGAGTATTATTCCACTACTCGTTATACATCAAAAGAACAAGGCAATGGTGTCATTGGTGTGTTTGTCGTGAATGAACTTACTACTCCCAATAGTACAGTGAACAACGATATACAGATCAATGTGTTTGTCTCGATGGGTGATGATTTCGAAGTAGCTGTTCCAGATGATTATTTTCAACATTTTGTTCTTAAGCCTCAGTCAGGTGAAATGTTGAGTCCTCAATCTGGCGAAATAGTACCTGAATCCTTTGGTACTGATGAGATGGATGCACCGCAACAGTCTATTTCAACTATCGTGGGATTACCACCCGCAGAAGATTCTAACTTGAATAAAGTGTTTATGGGTGAAGCTGTCACTTCATTTCGTACTTTACTTAAACGTTATACTCTGTGGAATGTAATTCCCAAACTAGACACTATTCCTGTCACAGTGTCTGGTAGGTACCCCAATTATCCATATTACCGTGGAGCTGTCTCCGGTGCAATGGATACCACTGCTGCTGCAGCCCCTTATAATTATGTTAATACTTTACTCCTACACTGGGTGAGATCTGCGTTCTCAGGTAGTCGAGGTAGTATTCGTTACAAATTAGTTCCTAGGGGAATACAGAGTCGTGGTGATAGAATTGAGGTACAACGAGCTCCTTTGGCTGAGAACATAATGTTATACCGCTATAACGTTGCTTCAATGAATGCGTATGGTACCATTAAAGCAGCTCGTGAAGACGGTATGACACAGTTCGAACTGGCTACTTCTGATAATATCCCATTTGATGAAAAGCCTTTGCCTGGTGCGAGAGGTATTGCGCTGACGACTAATGCTGTCAACGGTGCTTTGGAGTTTGAAGTTCCTTATTATTCTCCATATCGCTTTACACCTGGTAAGCCAATCGATTTTTCGACTGTTGTAACCACCACAAAATTTGAATCGGCTTGGGATTACAGAGCGTACTTTAACTCTGATAATGCCGATTCAGCTACTAGTTTATACGACGTATTTGTCGCAGCTGGTGAAGATTTCCAGACTTATTTCTTCACCGGAATGCCTCGTATGTACTATGAGTCACTGCCGCCTGCGTAGGCTGGCAAATGGGGATAGACACCCCTTCTAACTAAATATAGCTTTTACATAGTGTGCTAGCAGTCAAGAACACTATACCTATCTGTGGTCGATAGGGGAACTCGTTGAGTTCTGGACTACGCCGAATTTGAATTTGTTGAACGAATTTTTCCGGTTTAGTCCGGTTTTTAGATCACAA